TCCTACTACTAACCTTTACGGCAACAACGAGCAAGGTGCTTGGCAGTTGATAGAAGAAATTTGGAATACTTGGTCAACAACTTGGAATAATTAGAAATGGGAACAACTTTAACGGGGACAACCCCACAGGACACATACGATAGCCTTATTAAGGTTACGGACAACGGGCCGATTAGCGGTACGGCTAAATACCTATCTGATGGCTTGGGTAATGATTCGGTTCTTGCTTTGTCAACTACAAAGGTAGGTATCAATACAAGCAGCCCCGATGTCAACCTTCACATTAGCGGTGATGCAAACGGCCGTGCCTCTTTGCGTTTGGCTTCTACGGCTGCCAACCGATTTGCTGCGGTTAGCTTTTATGGTAACAATGTTGAGAGTGCGGTAATTGGTTATGAGGGCGGTAGTGAAATTGTTAGCGGTGGTGTACAAGGCGACCTTATCATTCGCAACGTCTTGTCGGGTAAGGATATTATTCTTGACACCAACGCAGGCAACGTAGGCATCGGCACGCTTGCGCCTGCTGTTTCTTTGCAAGTTGGGAAAGACAACGATGTAAACTCTTTAACGGGTAAATCAATTATTTACGGAGCGAATCAAGATTTAACAGGTACGCCTGTTGAAATTTTGACTTTATGCCGCGCTTTTAATGCGGGAGTTTCATTTTTAGGTGCTGCCGCTTTATGTGTTGCAAAAGATACTGCAAACGCCAATCCACGCGCTGCAAAGTTGAGCATCAAATTAAGCGATGCTGCAAGCGAAACTGACTTTGTAGCGGCATCCTTTACCAAGAACGGCCTTTGTTTTAATTCCGACACCGCAGCAGCCAACGCCCTTGATGACTACGAAGAAGGCACTTGGACAATGGGTGTATCGTTTGGTGGTGCGTCTGTTGGCGTGACTTATTCAAACTCTACGGGAACGTATACCAAGATTGGAAGGCAGGTAACGGTAAATGGTCTTGTTGAATTAACTAATAAAGGCACAAGCACAGGTCTTGCTGCCATATCGGGACTACCGTTCCCCGTTGGTTCTTTAGTTGCTAATTATGGTGCGGCTTCGGTATATTTAAGTAATATAACTTTTCTCGGACAATTTATGGCATTTGCCATATCATCCGAAAGCCGTATACGCCTTCGTGATGTTTCATCATTAGGTGTTATTGCTGATTTGAATGAAGCTAATTTTGCTAATAATTCAACCATAATGGTCAACTTTACCTACTTCGTATAACAACTAAACAACAAACAAAATGATTGAAGAAGTAATCTACATCAGCGACTTTAACGTCAAATTAGACGGAACTATCGCAGTCCGCAAAACCACAGACGTTACCAAAGACGGAGCCGTAATCGCTTCATCTTATTGGCGCGTGGTGCTTGCAGTAAACGACCCTGCTGCCGATGAGGTATTGGGAGTTGATGGCTACTACCGCACCCTTGCCAACGATGCTTGGGCGATGATTCCTGCGCCCGTAGTGGTTGAGGAAGCAGCAGCCGAGTAAGTGGAACACCTACAACAACGGCTTGATGCATTAAAGCAGCAAGAGGCGAATCTACTAATGCAATTAGATGAGGTTCGCGTCTTGGTATCTGCATACGAGAACACTCTAAAAGAAAATGACAAAGGAGAGTGCTGATAGCGTAATCACGTCTTGGTCTTTAACGGGAGCAGGACTTCTCGTAAGCTACGCCCATCAAATGTTGGGTTTAGCCGTACTTGTAACCTCACTTGCGTACACTCTTTGGAAGTGGCGAAGGGACTACAAGAAGGACAAAGGTGCTAATTGAGCGCATCTTCGGCAATCCGAAGACTACTCTACTTGGGCTGATTATTATCGGCCTTTGTTTTGTGCTTGTGTTTTACGAGAAGGCCACGCTCACGGAGGTGAGTGCGTTTATGATGGGTGCGTTTGCACTTATGTTTTTGAAAGACCCTAAAGATGGCGAAGCAACAGGCGGTAAGCCAACGAATAAGTAAGAGCAAGAAGCGAGGTAAGCATTCCAAGAGTGCATCTGCCAACAAAGCGAGTAAGAACTACTCCAAGCCCTACAAGTCACAGGGTCGCTCGTGACAAATCTGCTATGTTTTTTGTTACGAATAGTGAACCCTTTAATGTGCATTAAGACGCACTTTACCTGTTAATGTACGTTTTATTGTACATTATGACTACAAATTGTGCAATTAAAGGCACATTAAGCACTATGCAAAAAGTGCAAAGTGTAAACTCAAATGAGCATAATGTGTAAAATGTCCAACTTTTGATATTAAAAACGTGACCAAGAACTTTACCCTTCAAGAACTGACTGCTACAAAAACAGGACTTCCTAACGCTTTACCCAAGCACTTGGAACCCAACCTCCGTGCGCTTGCAGAAAACGTCTTACAACCCACAAGAGACGCATTGGGTGCGGTGAAAGTAACGAGTGCATACCGCAGCCCTGCGGTGAATAGCAAAGTAGGGGGAGCAAAGACCTCGCAGCACGTTCAAGCGCAGGCTGCCGACCTCAAGTGCGAAGCAGGCAACGATGTTTTATTTCATTGGATTAAAGACAATTTAGACTTTGACCAACTCATTTGGGAATTTGGCTCTGATACTGCGCCATCGTGGGTTCACGTTAGTTACTCAAGTAGCAAGAACCGAAAACAAATCCTAAAAGCAGTAAAGCACAATGGCAAAACTAAATACCTCCTCTTTTGATGAATGGCTTGACTCCCTTGAAACCAAACCCCAACCGACTTGCAATGTGGACAATCCTGCTGACTGCGACTCTTGCGGCTCTTAGCAGTTGCGCTACTGTGAAACCCGTCCTGCAGAGTGTAGTTGTTCGGGACACGGTAATTGTCACCAAGACAAAGTACCTAACCGACACGTTGGAACTCTACAAGGACACGACAATCTACCAAGACAAGGTAAGGTTGCAGCTCCAGTACATAGACCGAAAGGTGTACGTTGAGGCAACGTGCTTGCCAGACACGATCAGAGTTACACAAACCAAGATTCTAACGAAGGAGCGAAAGCAGAGGGGATGGACTCTTGAGGGAGGAGCAGTTTTGCTTATGCTTATTTTGGTGGGTGGCTACATCGTGAAGCGTTGGGTGGATAAACTCACCGAGTAATTATACGCTTTAAGATACATTAGAGGCGTTTTAAGAGACTTTGTACGCTAAAGGGTATAGTTCTATGCCTTGAGGTATTTGGATGCGTTAGAACGCAACTTCTTTCTTTTTCTTTGTTAAGTTTCTTTTTCTTTAAGTTGTTTGGTAAAGTTAAGAGTTGACTAACTACTAACTAATATCAACTTGAAAGTTGATTAAGTTAAGTAACTAATCAAGTTAACTTGTAAAAAAAACAAAATAAAATTGACATACGCAAGTCCTTATGCTAATTTGTAATGATTCTAAATAATGAATGACCACATCTACATTTATTGGGATGATGTACCTTTGGCTAATGACACCAAAGTACTACATCGGCAAGACGTTGAAGATAGAGGCGAAGGATGTGGTGATGGACTTCCAACCTGATAATTACAATCTTGGAACTGCCCTCACTTACATAATGCGCGCAGGCAAGAAACCTCACAACCCTATCTGCGATGACATCAGAAAAGCCATCGCTCACCTAAATTTTGAACTTGAACGCCAAGATGAGCAGCAAACCATTAGCGCAACAAGCGAAGGAAGCCAAACAACAACAGGAAAGTATGCAGTACTATACTAACCCTGCCAAACGCAGGAAGATAGACTTTATCCTTGAGGAGTGCGCTACGCTGATGGCTAACTGCGAAGACTCATACAACGCTCGCCAACAGGCGAAATACAAAGAACAAGAGCTACTGGGTGAGATTGCCAAGATAGACCTGCACTTCGCCATCCAATGCGGCTACCTTATCCCCGATAATTGAAAAGCTACAAGGTCGTAGTCGGCAAGGTTCCAAGCCTAAACGCCTTCTACGCATCCAAGCATTGGACAGTCCGAGCAAAGGCAAAGACTAAGCATTGCCAAGAGGTAACGCTGCAACTTGAGCAGTACGACCTGCAAGAGATAAAGGATGTCCACATCCATTGCAAGGTGAACTACCGATACGATATTGACAATGCAATAATGGCGGTGAAGTTTGCTCTGGATGCATTCAAGACTTGGGGTGGCGTAAAGGATGACTCACGCACCTATGTCCAGTCGCTAAAGTTGGTACACGATACAACAATTCCAAAAGACACGGCAGAAATAACCTTCACGGGTTTGTTGGTAACAGAATAAGTTGTATATTTGCATAACTTAAAACCAATTAGTTATGACTTTATCTTTCAGTTCAGACGTTTACACCGAGATGGTGCAAGTGCAACAAGCACAAATCCAAGCACTTCAAAACAAGATACAAGAGCTTCAAGCTCGTATTGAGGTTTTGGAGCAGCAATCAATTCTATTTATCTAAAACCAATCTATTATGTCAAAAATTATTTCAATCACCCCAACAGGCCAATGGCAAGATTTATTCAAGCTTGAGGTTCGCTTTGACAATGGAGACTTCGGTACTGCCTTTGCCAAATCACAGACCCCACCCTATGCCGTAGGCGAAGACGTGGAGTACACCAAGAACGAAAAGGGTACTGTTAAAATCCAACGAGCCAATGCTTTTGGTGGTGGAGGTTACACCCAGTCTGCACCATCTGCGCCTAAAAATAACGATGAACGCTCACTTTCAATCATCCGACAGGTTGCTCTAAAGGCTGCGGTTGAGTACGCTTGTGCTGCGCAACACGATGTGAACACCATCCTTGCCAACGCAGAGACCTTTAACGCTTGGATGACTGGTCAGAGTGCTGCTCCTGCATCACACACCGAGCATTTCGCAAATCGCAACGACCCTTTCTGATTGGTTTTATATTAGGTCGTTGTGTGAAGCCCCTCTACGGAGGGGTTTTTTTATGTCAATTATTTTGTTATATTTGCTCACCAATCAGAATCAATGATACATCCCGACCTACTTTCTAACGAATCTTCGTTACCATACCTCCAGAGAGCCTTAAAGGGCAAGTACTACGATACTGGCAAGCTCGGTGTTTATGAAGTAGATCAGTACCTGCGACTCAAAGATGGGGAGTTTGTCGTAGTGGTCGGTCACGCTAACGTAGGCAAGACCCACACGCTGCTTTATCTGATGCTTTTGCAGTCGTACAACTTTGGCAAGAAGTGGTTAATCTATTCGGCCGAGAACGAAGTGCCAAGCCTCAAGCGCAAGCTGATAGAGTTCTTGGTATGCAAACCGATTCAAGGGATTGATGAGGGGATGATGTACCGCAAGTTGGACTTCATCAACGAGTACTTCCAATTCATAGACGGCAACAGGCTATTTACCGCCTTTGAACTTCTTGAGATTATGAACTCCGTCAAGAATGAATGGAACTACACAGGTGCTTTGATAGACCCCTACAACTCCCTATCAACAGACCAAAAGAAATTAGGCAAGACAGGGATGCACGAATACCACTACGAGGTAGCATCTGCCCTTCGGGTATTTGCACATCAGAATAACGTCACCACAATAGTCAATGCGCACCCAGTAACCGAAGCGATGCGCAAGACATTCTACAAAGGCCACAAGTACGAGGGTATGGCGATGCCGCCCAACACATCAGACATTGAAGGAGGGGGCAAGTGGGGCAATCGGTCGGACTGCGTAATCGTAATTCACCGCTTTGCAGCCCACGAAACCGATTGGATATACACCCACATCCACGTTCGCAAAGTCAAGGAGATGGAGTCGGGAGGGCGCATCACGCCCCTTGAAACTCCCTTAATACTTCAGAGCGTGTTAGGTAATGTTGGCTTTGTAATAAACGGGCGTAACTTGCTGCCAATTAAAACGGATGAAACACCTGCGAGCGATGTACCCTTCTGATGACTCCCACGACCTTTACATAAGGGAGAAGCAGTTGATGCTTGCAGGTACTGCGATGTGGTTGGCGCAGCAAGCAGCAGACAAAGCAAAAGGCAGAGAGGTACAAGATGACATCCTGCACCACGTTATGAGTTGCCATTACGCAGACCTACTCTTGCAGCAGTTCATTGACTACCGACAGTTCACCGAAGGTAAGATGAACGAGATGTACCTTGCCAACGCCAAGCTGCGAGTTGATAGCGAGCAGATGCACTACGAGATACAAAGACTGCAAGGGATAATAGAGGACAATCTATGAGGCAGATATTCTCCCCCTTTCAAAAGTACGAATGCTTTGCAGTAGATGGAGTGGACTACCTTGTGGTGGACTACACCATAGTACAAGACAAAGATGACAATTTAGTGGAATGGGCGAGTGAGATGAAGTTCAAAAGACTAAAAGATCACAAGCACTTCACTATGCCGATAACTAAAATAATAACCAATTACAACGAGGGCAGAGCGAAACGCTGCAAATGCTAATGAGACCATTTGAAATACGCCAATTAAAAGTATCTAAAGAACAATACTTCGCCCGCTTGGGCTTTTCTGATAACGGCAGCCGCGCACATAAAGAATCTACTGCAAGAGCAGCATTCGTATCAGCATTCCGCAACCACGCCACGCTCCACGAACTGGGTGAGGCCATAGACAAAGACCATAGCTCGGTAGCCTATGCCGTAAGGATGCACAAAGACCGACTAATCTACGGGGACTATCAGCACTACTACAAGGTAGCCTGCTGCGTTCTTGAAGAAAACCCTATGGCAACGATTGACAAGCCCGACTTTGAAGCGATGGAGCAGGAACTAAATAAACTCAATGAAGTCGTTGCGGAGTTATCTAAATACAAGGAATTGTATCTAACTCTTAAACGCACATTTGATGAATTTTAACGTAGGACTTTACCCAATCTATGGGCTTATCGTAGGGGCTAACTGGTCAAAGACCGACTACCTTGAAGAAGATATTGTGATGCACACGGTGCAATTTGCTCTGTTTGTTGTAATTGTAGAAATCACTTGGGACTCCTCGCAGTATTAGCAAAGCGGCAGACGGATTGGATTCGTATGTGCAAGAGCTTTGGAGCGAGTGATGACCTTGCTCAAGAGCTTGTGCAGGAGATGTACGTCAGATTGTACAAATACGTTGATGACGCAGAGAAGATAATGTACAACGAGACGGAGGTCAACACCTTCTTTGTCTACGTTACGCTCCGCAATATGTACGCCACCCTGATGCGCCAGAGGGCAAGGTTTGAGTTTGTAGATGTGGACATCCTTGAGGAGTTTATCTACGAGGACACCAATGAAGATGCAGAGGTGCAACTCATCCAACTTTACGACAGGGTGTGGTCAACCCAAACTGACTGGCATTGGTACGACAAAAAGATATTTGCACTATACCACAACACCGATATGTCTATTCGCACGTTAGCGGATGAGACCAAGATTTCAGCAAGATCAATTTTCAACACACTAAAAAATGCAAGAGAGCGAATCCAAGAAGACTGCCAAGACACCTACGAAGCGTACAAAGAAGCCAAGCGGCTTGGGTGATACCATTGAGCAAATCACAACTGCCACAGGCATCAAGGCTGCGGTAGATTGGTTTAGCGAAGCAACTGGCGTTGACTGCGGTTGCGATGCACGCAAGGAGAAACTTAACAAGCTATTCCGTTACAGGAAGCCAGAGTGCTTGACCAAAGAAGAATACGAGTTTGTTGGCAAGATGCGAGGCAGGAACACCGTGACCGCCATTGAGCAGACGGAAGT